TCACACCGACAGCCCACCACTAAGCGGGTTTAACGTCACCGCATATTGCAAGTAATCGGGGGCAAGGTGAGCATAAACCATCGTCTGTTGTATGCTGGCGTGCCCCAGAATTTGCTGTAGCGCGATTATGTTTCCCCCGTTCATCATGAACCAGCTTGCAAAGGTGTGCCTAAGCACATGTGTGGCCTGCCCGCGTGGCAGATCGGGTTTAACCTGTTTGAGCCGTTCGCAGAAGTTTTCATAATCAACTTTGAACAGCGGCCCGGTGTCGCTGGTCTTGATCTCCCCCTCCAGTTCTTCCGATATCGGAACCGTCCGCTTTTTCCCGTTTTTGGTCTTAAGGAATGTGACACGCCCATGGTTTACCTGCTCACCACGCAATGTGCTACTTTCTCCCCAACGTGCGCCAGTACTAAGGCATAGCAATGCTACGCGCCGATCATCGCCGGTCAGGGTATTCAGCAACCTGCTGATCTCTGATTTTGCGAGGTAAGTCATAGCAGGCGGCGTTTCTTTCAGTGGTTCCAGCCCCTTGCAGGGATTTTCCTTCCTGAATTCATCCAGCTTGATCAGCGTGCTGAACATACCTGAAAAACGGTATACATCGCGGTTGATCGTTGCCGCGCTGATCCCATCTTCCAGGCGTTGGCCTCTGTGTTGTGCAATGGTGCGTTTACTCAACCTGTTAACGGCTGGATCTCCCAATGCCCTGATCGTTTTATTCAGGTGTCGCTTTTCTATCTCACCATTTTCCTGAGTCTGCCCGTACAGCAGCCACCAGGTATCTAACAATTCACTTAAGGTGCGGCGGTCTACGCTCGCGCCCAGCCATTCTTTTTTGTCGGCGTTGGCTAGAACATAACGTTCAAAAAGCACAGCCTCTTGTTTCTTCTCAAATCGCCTGCGGATTCGTTTTCCATTACGTCCGCGGGGCCATACGTCTACTTCATATTGACCACCTTCGAGCTTCTTAATCGACATAGCGAAGCCCTCCAGTGAGGTTGTCATTGTGCGCACCTTGGTCTAGCGCGTAGAAAAAATAGAGTCTTAGCCAGTCTTCTGGGCGGAATGGCGTGATTTTATTTTTCCTTGCCCATCAGGGGAGAGAGGCGGAGCAATTTGCCCGGCTTGTGGTGCTGTCTTACCTGTCATTAGCCACATCGTGTATTTTTGGAGGCTTTCAACCCCCAATACCCTCTCAGCGGTTAGGGCAGTAGCCGCGTGTTGGCCTGTTTCATAATTTTTTATTGTTCCAAGTGAAATACCTGTTAGATCAGCGAATTGCTTTTGAGTAAGCCCTTCGGCCTTCCGTATGTCGTGCAATTTTATTGTGTAGTCTGTTGACATGGTCAGTAACCTTTGACTATTATCCGCATTGTTGGGTCAGTGAATATTGACCTAGTTAAGAAGAAGCAACTGCTTAAATAGGCAGTTACAAGATGAAGTAAGCGCGCAGCGCCAAGGGGATTATGACATATGACCGAAAAAGAGTTAGAGGGATTCATTGAGGTACGTCACGCCGTGGACGCTGTGCCTTACCCAAAATTTGCCGAGTTGATCGGTAAAAAAGCTGCCACAGTGAAAAGCATGATTGAAGACGGTAAGTTACCAATCATCCCGTGGAAGAACCCGGAAAGCTTGGGTGCTCGCGCAGAAAATTGGATCTATATTCCTGAGTTCAACCGCGCGATGCGTGATGCTTACTTCAACCGCCCGAAAGAACAACGCGACGCCTGGTTATTGTGGATAGGGCTTTAATTATGAAAAAGCGCTATTCAAAGCATGGATCACATGCTGGAAGCATTCCGGGGTTGGTTCCGGTAGGAAAAAACGTTTATGTATATTCCGGCTTTACTATCCGCAAATCGTCACGAAATTATTTCAATAGCAGTAACGCCTACCTGATTAATAAACGGGATGATAGCGGCGCAATTGATAACTATTATGGTAGAGACTTCGCCTTAGCTGAGGCAATGCGAACAATCGACAAGTTAAATAATGGTGATAACAATGGAAGTTGAAATGATTATCGGCCTTTTTATTTTTGCTGTGCTGATTGTTAATTTAATTCAGTTTCTAATCAGGCAGCGGTGTGAAAAAGTCAGCCAACAGAAATTAAAGGCGTTCTCTGAATTTAAAGCCCGCCGTGAAGAAGTTGAACGCAAAGCCCGTAGACAACTGTAGCAGGTGCACGATATGAACGATAACACCCCATCTTTTGCCAGCATGTTAAAGCATGGCTGTCAGGTTACGCACTATCGCCACTCACGCGGCTGGCTTGAATGCCCTGACGGACGATTCTTTAAGCCGGAACCAAATAAAGTTCGCTTTATTAAAGGTATGAATAAGCCCTTTGTTTATACGAAGAAGATAAACAAAGGTTTATTTAATTCCCTCGCAATATTGTTAAGAAAGCTGTTTTAGAAAGCCCGTTTAATTAAATAACTTTTTCCACCTGTCGTCACTTTATTAAGTGATGGCGCATTCACTCACCCAAAAAAGGGGTTAATTATGTTTGGCATGTTCAAGAAGAAAACCGCCGCTGTAAAAGTTGAATTAAAGAAAGTTGAAAACCGCGATCTGATGGAGGCCATTGTTGGCGGCTGTCTGTTGGTTGCTGCCGCCGATGGTGAAATTGAGAAAGAGGAAACGGCAAAGCTCGATCAGCTGCTGCGCTCTAACCCACGCCTGAGCCACTACGGCAATGAAATTACCGCGCTGATCACCCGTTTCAGTGAACAGCTTGAAGCAGGTTTCCGCGTTGGGCGCATGAATATCCTGCGTGAAATTGAGGATATCAAAAACGACCCGAAAGAGGCGGAAGAAGTCTTCGTCAACATGCTGACTATTGCCGAAGCTGACGGCGAGATCGAGCCGGAAGAACAGAAGGTACTGGAAGAAGTGGGGCGTCGTCTGGGCTTGCGCATTGAGGATTATCTCTGATGCTGCGCGTACTGAATTCATTGCGCCCTGTGCTGGCGGTTCTGCTGGCCTTCATGGTCATTGCAGTGGATTTCACCAGCTATCTGCTTTCGGTGATTGGTGACGCTTTCTTCGTTGGCGCTCTCCTCCTGCTCGTATGGCCTGCGCTTAAGACGGCCAGCCAATCAACTGATCACCCGTAACAGATTGCCGGGGAAACCCGGCAACTTTATGAGGCTTCTAATCATGACTAAACGTGAACAATACAGCTTCATCCTGCGCGTTTTATTACCAACGATTGAGCGCGAGGGATTGACGATCAAGACCAACGGTAGTGGTGAGTTAACGCTCTCACCCGAAGACCCAACAGTAACCTGTTTCATTCAAGACATGCGCCAGCGCCTGACCTCAGCGTTGCAGCGTCCCGTTTCCCCTTCATCTCCATACGGAATTTAACCGCCATGAATCACTTAATGATCGATTTAGAAACCCTGGGAACCGGCGTAGATGCGCCGATCGCGGCTATTGGTGCGGTGTTTTTTGAACCGTCCACCGGGTGTACAGGTGCGCGGTTTTATACGCGCGTGGATTTCATCAGTGATATGGAGCAGGGGGCTAAACCTGATGGCTACACCATCAAATGGTGGTTAAAACAGAGTAGTGAAGCCCGCGCGGAATTAGTGGCGGATGATGCCCCTTTGGCCTGGGAGGCGTTAACCCGGCTCCATGATTTTATTGAAAAGAATGCTATCCCTAACGACTTAAAGTTTTTGCAAGTCTGGGGTAATGGAGCGTCATTTGATTGCGTGCTGCTCCGCGCCGCTTTTGGCCGCGCTGATTTAGAGATCCCTTGGCAATGGTGGAATGATCGTGACGTTCGTACCGTTGTGGAAATGGGGCGCGCACTTGGCTTCGATCCTAAGCGTAACAGCCCATTCAATGGTGAGCGCCACAACGCGCTTGATGATGCTGTACACCAGGCGCTTTACGTATCAGAGATCTGGCAACGCCTGACCACCGATAAGGAGCCGATGTTATGATCCGCTCCCTTCTCAAATGGCCCGGTGGCAAAAGCCGGGTTATGCCCGGACTGCTGCCGCACCTCCCTAAAGCTGATTGTCTGGTTGAGCCGTTTGTTGGCGGTGCGTCGGTATTTCTCAATACCGATTACCGCCGCTACGTGCTGGCCGATATCAACCCGGATTTGATCCGCCTGTATCGTGAGGTAAAAAGCGATCCCGATCTGCTGATCGATATGGCTCGCAAGCTGTTCGCCGAGGGCAATTCAAAGGAGGAGTATTTACGCAACCGTAAGATATTCAACAGTGCGAAAGGGCTACTCGATGTGAATCGGGCCGCGCTGTTCCTGTACCTCAACCGCCACGGATACAACGGTGTGGTGCGCTATAACCAGGGCGGTGGTTACAACGTGCCGTTTGGTCAACATAAAACTGCGCCTTACTTCCCCGAAGCGGAGATCCGCCAGTTTGCGGACAAGGCCAACGACACCAAAGCCATTTTCCTGTGCAGCTCGTTCCAAAACACCCTCAAGGTGATGGTCGGTGCGGATGAAGCCATTTACTGCGATCCGCCGTACTTGCCTGCCAGCGATACCGCCAATTTTACCCAATACCACACCGAGCCATTCACGGAGAGCCATCACCGCCAGTTAGCGGCGGAACTGCTGGAAGTGAATCGTAAATATGGCGCGCCGGTTGTCATTTCCAACAGCGACACCGAAACCACCCGCGAGATCTATCGCCATTTCCAACTGCATGAAATTGACGTGCAACGCTCAGTCAGTACCGATACCAGCAACCGCCAGAAGGCTAAGGAAGTGATCGGCGTCCTCAAAGTATGCGAAGGGTGCGGGCGAGCTGGCGGCGGATGCTGCCCGGACTGTGGGCCGTGTTGTGGTGATGCAACTTACAACACGATGGTTGCAGTTGGTGCGATCGATGATGCGGAGGCTTTCTAATGTCTATTATCGATCCCCGTTGCAGTGGTACGGATACGATTAATATCGTTTCGGTTTCTGGGGGAAAAGATAGCCTTGCACAGTGGCTATTAGCAATTGAATACGGTGTGCCGCATATCACTGTTTTTGCAGATACCGGACATGAGCACCCCCAGACAATGGACTATCTGGACTATCTGGAATCCAAGCTCGGCAAGGTAGTCCGTGTCAAAGCGGACTTCTCTCGCCAGATAGAGGGTAAGCGTAGGTTCATTGCAGAAAAGTGGCCTGTTTCTCTGGTTGAAGAGTGCGGAATGTCGCCCGATGAGGCGGCGGAACGCATTCATCGTGCACTGGAGGTTTTGAAACCAACGGGTAATCCATTCCTTGATCTTTGTATGTGGAAGGGGCGCTTTCCAAGCACGAAGGCGCGTTTCTGCACATTTGACCTTAAACATGAACCGATACGAACTCAGGTAGTTCTGCCAGCGTTGGAAGAGTTCGACGAGGTAATTAGTTGGCAGGGTGTCCGCGCGCAAGAGTCACCGGCGCGGGCCGGTTTACCTGCCTGGGAGGAAGACGCAGATAACACGCCTGGTCTTCACGTCTACCGACCAATACTTAACTGGTTACATGAAGATGTGTTTGCCCTGGCTAAGCGCCACGGTATCAAGCCGAACCCACTCTACGAGCAGGGATGTAGCCGGGTTGGGTGTATGCCTTGCATTCACGCACGTAAATCTGAACTGGCAGAGATATTTAGCCGCTGGCCCGAAGAGATAAAGCGCGTTGCTGAGTGGGAGCGCCTTGTTGCTGCCTGTTCCCGCCGTGGTAATTCTACTTTTTTCCCGTCCACCCATGACCCGCGCCGCGCAGAACGTCGTATTGAAATTATTACTGTCGATGCTTACGGGATTGAGACGTACCGTGATTGGGCTATGACAACGCGCGGTGGTGCACAGTTTGACCTGCTAGCGGAAGCAAACGACAAATCAGTATGCAGTAGCGTTTATGCCGGGGTCTGCGAGTGACCATAGACGCCTGCGGGTACCGCAGCCCTTCACCATCTCCTCCGTATCCGGGTAGCTCTGCTAATGTTGCCCGGAAATCATCATGTTTCGTTATTCTGCGTGTACTGAATAAAAAACGGATTGGGCAGTCATGGTTAATTGGCGTTGAACTGGTAGGGAGGCAAGGCGCAGCCCCAATTTATCTTGTGCGAGATTCTGAAGATGACGCCAATGCAGTAAAACCAGGGAATAAGGTAGTAATTGACCACGAAAGCGCGGTCAATAGTTGCGAATGGAGTAAACCCCGCACCGCTATTTCAGTTGATAAAGCTCCTTCTGTTGATCTATTTGAATTGGGTCAAGAGAAGGAGTTTTTAGACTGGGTAAGCCTAACCCTTTCTCCTCTACCTCGCTTTATTCGCCTGCGTCTGGCTTCCCGCATTGACAGCATTCACACCATGAAGGGCAGACACATAGCCCGCTTGGCGCTACGTGACATTATCCGCAGAGATCTGCCTCATATTAATACCGTGACTGAGCAGTATGCCATCGTGGTAAACGAGTCCGCGAAGTCAGAACGGGAGACGGCATTTAGCCATTTAGATCCCCTTTATCATACCTTTGCTACATTGCGCGGGTTGATCGAACGCTTTAACCGCTTGCCTGACTTTACCCCGGAAGATGTTGAGCTACTGGCTCAGGATATTGCTATCTACATGACGGCGGTATTGAGTGAGGTTAATGAGACAACCGCGGTGTTAAGCGATCGGCAGTCAGTAAAATCCCTTTATAGCGAGGCGGCAAACCTTGCGCGGCTTTTCTATCTAACGCCTCCAGCCTGGTCGAAGTATTGCAGGGGATCGCTGTTCATTGATGAAGCGGCAATCGGAGTCAGCAAGATGCTGGATGACCGCTACTGGCATCGCAATCTTAAAAAATACGCTACCCGTTGGCGTGAGCATTTGCATATTGCTTTTGGTGATGTGAAGCGTGGCGCTGCACCTTATTGCAGCAAACACCACGTTGAAGAGTGGGACGCCAGGCGCAAGCGCAGCCGTGCAATCATGGCCCGCCTTGAGTTGGAAGACCAGGACACCAAAGAACGTATTTCGCTTATTGAGCAGATCGATAAGAGCATATCTAACCCGGCATTGCGTCGCGTTGAACTCATGACCCGCATCGGGGGCTTTGAGAAAGTTGCCAATGATAGCGGCTATTCAGGCCAGTTTTTTACGCTGACGGCCCCATCTAAATATCACGCATATACCGTATTCGGTCATCGCAATCCTAAATGGAATGGGGCCAGCCCCAGAACAACCCAACGTTACCTTAACCGGGTCTGGCAGCGGATCCGCGCTGAGTTAGGTCGCCGTGAAATCCCTGTTTTTGGTCTGCGCGTGGCAGAGTCGCATCACGATGGAACGCCGCATTGGCATGGTCTGCTGTTCTCTTTGCCGGAACATGCCAGCGAATTGCTGGAAGTAATGGAAGACTACGCAACCCGCGAGGATGCGGAAGAGTTGCAAAACGAGCACGGTAATCGCCCGCGTTTTGAGATGAAGCCGATCGATCATGAGATCGGCAGCGCCACGGGTTATGTGGTGAAGTACATCAGCAAAAACATAGATGGCTATGCACTCGACGGCGAAACCGACGACGAGAGCGGCAAACCATTGAAAGAAACCTCGAAACACGCAACCGCCTGGGCATCATGCTGGGGTATTCGTCAGTTTCAGTTTTTGGGCGGTGCGCCGGTATCTGTCTGGCGCGAGCTGCGCCGGTTCCGCAATCAGGCGCTGGCGGACAAGATAAACCCGCTGTTTGCTGAACTGCACCGCGCTGCTGATGGTGGCGACTGGCAGGAGTATACGCAGTTGCAAGGCGGGGCGCTGGTTGTCCGTCGCGATCTGCCATTGCGTATCTGGTACCAGCAGAAAGACCAGCCTAATGATTACGGCGAGTATCAGAACCTTATCAAGGGGCTGGTAATGCCCCGCACCTTTTTGCCACCCATTGAAACCCGTCTGCACTCTTACAGCATTGTCAGGAAGAAACCGGAGATTTTAGGCGACTCAGGGCAGGCCGTTGACCTGTCTGTTGACCTTCCGGGCGCGTCTGCGCCCTCTAGGACTCGTGTCAATAACTGTACTGAGGTCAAAAAACGAACAAATTCGCCCCCCGGATCACCATCATTAATGACAGTACCCGATGAGCAGGAAGGGCCGGAACAGTTTGAAATTGGTCAGCCATCCCGCGAACAGCGAAAACGGATCGCTGAAAGCCTTTATAGCGACAAACCAAAGCGGCAGAAATCACCTGCTGACGAGTTTGAGGCGCTGGCGTTCAGCATAACCAGCGGTGACTGTTCTGATTATGAACGCGGACGGGCAGAAAGTTACCTCAAAACAGCCCATTCGATCCGGCAGTCCGAGCAAGTTCTATCTCCTTCGATCGCCAGCGTGGCGGGGCAGGTGCAGGAATGGGCGAAAATCAAAAAAGTGCAGATCAGCAAGCCGCAAGCCATTCAACTGGCGCGCGGTAATGAAGTCACGGTACTGGATACCGTATACCAGGCGCACCCGGTGACGGGGGAGTTAATCGTTGCTGGTGTTGATAGGCCATGGCGCAAGACCTTGGCAAACCACAAAACCAATGAACTGCTCAGTCGTTGGAAAAAATCTCAACCGAAAGGAAAAGCATAATGCATGACAAATTAACAGGCGAAGCGCTGGACACTCTTTCACGGAAACTTAATGAAGGGGCTGGGTTTTATGTACAGCATGGTAGAAGGGCTGGCGCTCGCACTATGGCTAATCTGTTGAAGCAAGCGGGAATGGCTGTAAAAGAGTTACAGAATCGCCGTAAAGCTGATGGACAAGACCCGGTGGCAGTAATTATCTCTAAATATGGCGATCCAGAAGCATTTGGTGAGCGTGAAATCCAGGTTTTGACTGACATTCAGAAGTTGCCCTACGGTGCGAAATTCTACTCGCAAGAGTACGTATCCGCCCTGCTGGCAGAGCTGGAAGCGAAGGATAAGCGCATCGCCGATATGGAGCGCGTTGTAGCTGCGGTCAAATGCGACGATGAACTATGGGATGCAATGGCGCACAGGCTGAAAACGCTGGAAGCCAAGCTGGCTACGCCGGTGAGGTTGCCAGGTTCATTCTATCCAGATGGGGATATCGATTTCCCGCTGGTTGTAGAGCTTGATGAAGTCGTTGAAGCCATCCGCGCCGCTGGCTTCACCGTAGAGGGGGATGAACAGTGACATTCGAAGATTGGTTCAAGCAATTGACTGCTATTGCTACGGCTAAGGGATTCCTGAATGCAGGCGATCCAGTGCGTTGGCAGGAAGAGTTCGATAAAGGTCTCACGCCTCAGCAGGCATGGGATGGCGATTGGGATTTGTACTGAGGGGATGAGTAGATGACGGCTGAGGAATTGATCGAGCTGACACCCGCGCAAATTAAAGCTTGGCGAAAAATAAAACTCGGGGTGAAAGAATTCGAGAAGGCTGGAGGCAAGTTTTATACATGCTTATCAGTCATGGGCGCGTACAACGGCGAATATGTTCAGGGAATTCTACCGGGAGAAGATGGTGATTGTCATGCAGATGAATCAGGGATGCCAACCATCTATAACCCTGGATTCTGCTCATATGCGGATGATCGTGCAGGGGTTCTGTTTACGGACAAAGGCAAAGCGTTGCTTGAGGGGAAGACTGAATGGCAAAGCTAACCAACGCAGAAAAGAAATGGCTGGACGAGTTGCAGAAGGTGCTGAACCGCTGCCCGTCGAAAAACCTCGGCTTCTATACCGTCGGCGACCCGATGTTACACGTCTATGACCGCAGGAAAGAGCAGCAGCTTGATGACTATATGGACCGCCACAATATTGATTTCTGCAAGTGCGCTAGGGCGCTGGATGCAGATTATTGCGACCTGCTCTTTCCGGCCGCAGTTCACTCAACAGCAGGTTAAGGTACCGCATTGTCAGAGTTGGCAATGTTGGCCATACGTATCGAGCACCGTCATTTTTAACGGTGCTGCAGCTGTAACGCGAGGTTATACGGATGAGTTATTTAGGGAGCAAAGGCGGTAGTGGCGTCTATCAAAAAATCATTGCCGAGATGCCGCCGCATGATACTTACATTGAAACCCACTTGGGCAGCGGGGCGGTGATGTTTCATAAACCACCCGCGTTGCGCAATTACGGCGCTGATCTGGATGACACTGCGCGCATACAGACGTTGCAGCGCTGGAAAGACAAAGGATTGCAGCCCCCGCGCCTTGATTTTTTCCATGGTGATGCCGTCTATTTTCTGGAGGGCTTGAAATCGCTCGGTGTGCTGGATGGCGTGACCGGCTTTAACAAGCTCGGGCGGGTGCTGGTTTATTGTGATCCGCCCTATATGCCTGAGACGCGCACCAGTCGCGCCCGCTACCGTCATGAATATACCGTTGCCGATCATGAGCGCCTGTTAGCCTGCCTCATGAGCCTGCCGGAAAACGTCAGCGTGATCCTGTCTGGCTACCCGTCGCAGCTTTATGACGAAGTGTTAACGGGCTGGCGCAGCATGGAGTTTCAGGCCATGACGCGTGGCGGTGTGCGAACAGAAAAAATCTGGATGAACTACCCGGAAGGCCGCGCGTATTCTCACGCGTTTGCCGGAAAAGATTACAACGATCGCAGCCGCATTAAGCGAAAAGTTGAGCGCTGGCGCGCAAAATATGCGGCTTTGCCGTCTGCTGAACGCCTGGCTATTATGGTTGCACTAAATGAAGTTGATACGGGGATTCTATGATTGATACTAAAGAGCGCGCTGAATTTGAAAGAGAATATTTACGCGTGTGGGGCTATGAAGATTGGCAGCGCCAATACATTTTTCAGATTCTGACGGAAAATGATCTTGATGAAAGTGAGTACTCATACGTCGGTAAATACTTCGAAACAAACGTTGAACGGTGCTGGCAATTATGGCTAGCGGCTAAATCAGCAAAATAGGCGCAAAATTCCGCGCACAAATGCACAATTTTTTTGATGGTACTTTTACCAGCCAAGCCCAGATGCGGCGCGGCCTGCCGTTCACTGCAAGATTGCACAAAAAGACGCGGGTTTTGTGTGCGGGCGAGGCGGGGGATACATCGCGCGCTGAGGGGGTAAGGAGGGTATACCTGTTCATGCCGTTTTTCGTGTCTGTGCGGCTCTACCTTGGTGTGGTTGTGTTGTGGTCATGTGAGGGGGTGCAAAACAAAAGCCCCTGCCAGCGTGGTGCTGAGGGGCTTGCAGGGCATTTGGTTTTGATGGGCGTTGTGTTCACCCAGGATCAGGGTGGTGCATCAATCTTTTTGAACGGTCAGGCGGCTGGCGTTGCCGGTGCTGCGAGGGCGTAGAGGTTGAACCGGATCACTTCGATCCCCAGCCAGTCATTCAGCTCTTTCAGGCTCTCTTGTATCGGCGTCAGCTCGTTGATGGAGAACACCCGCGCCGCCTTCTCAACATCACCGAAGCCGCCAGCATTACCAGGCATTACCCCCATGAGTTGGGGCGGGACGCGATGTGCGGCAAGCATATCATCGCGGGTGGCGTCTTTGATGCCGGTAAACTCGTCCTTCGCTGCTATCTGGCTGAACGGCATAATCTGCAAGCCGTCTTTCTTCCCACCCGCAGCGTAAACAAACAAGTTTTTAAATGCGCCGCCGCCGCGCGCATCTTTCAATGACTTTTTCAGGCTCTCAACGTCTTTGTTGTTGGCAATCGGATCGGTCAGATAAACAATGACCCCGGCATGACTGCCGTTAATGTAGTAGTTACGGCGGAATATGGTTGCTTCATTGTTGAGCATGGCGCTTTGTAGTGAGGCCATATATTCAGGCGCGCCGTAGATCTCCTGGTGAATACTGGGGTTTTTTATCTGGCAGATACTGCCCGGTTTGAAAGGGTAATCCGCATCGCGGCGGGTGATAAACCAGTATTGATCTTTCCTCAGATCGCTGCCGCGCCGGGTGTATTTAGCCTGGGCGTGTTTCAGCGCGATAGGCTCGCCCAGCATGTTGCGGCGTACTTCCATGTAGTTGTTGCCAAACACCAGATAATCCAGCACCCAGGCGCTCATTTCCTGCCTGCTCAGCAGCGGGTGAGGGATGTAGCAGGACGCGATCACGTTGCGTTTAAAGATAAGCGGTGACTGGTGGTAAGCGGTTGAATCAAACATCTTTGCCACACCGTAAGGGCTGATCGGTGGCTCAAACCAAACCCCGTTATCTGCGCACTCCATGAGGTCAAGCAACATGTTGCGATCGGTGACGGCTACCGGGTCGCCAAAGCTGAATGATTCGACAGCGCTGGTTTCCACGGTGGCAGACTGCTGTTGTTCTCTGGCCTGGTATTTCTGATTTTTGCGGCTCACGTTTAAAACTCCTCTACAAAACTGTCATTATTGCCGCCGCTTTCGCTGCCGATCGGCTCGTTATACAAGGCTGTCATTGATGCCCAGGCGAGATCGCCGTGATTGCTTCCGCGTTTGCGATCGGAAACGTAGGTCATTACGTTGCCTTTTTGCACTTTGCGCACGGTCATAAACGACTGGATGAGATCCATCATTCCCGCATCCAGCTCAAGACGACCGGCACGGACTAGCATGAGTGCTTTCAGTACCATGGCGCGCTTGAGCTGGACGGAATATTGGTACTTCACCGCCAGCGGGAAGAACTTAACGACCAACTGCCAAACCGCGTCACCAAAGCCGCCAGTGCCATCGATCGCGATGTGCTGGACGTTGTAACGCTCTGTCAGTCCCTCAATCACTTTGGCCTGTTCTTCAAATTCCATACCACGAAGTTGAACACGTTCGATGATGCGGAACTTGCCACCCGCTACCGCTGGCGGGACTATCACGACCAACCCGGCAGAGTCACCGTTACCGCTTCCCCCGTTGGGATCGTAGCCAATCCACACCCCGCGATCGCCTATCGGTCTGGGGGCGAATGGGTTCCAGTCGGGCCATACATCATCATTGAAGCCGTCGACGCAGCAGCCGATCATGGCGTTGTAGTTAAAGGCGCGCTCACCCACGGTAACGAAGCGGCAGCGGTACAGGTTGTCGTAATCCTCCGGGGAGTTTTCCCCCTTGATGGTTTCGATCTTCACCCGGTTAAAGCCGAGTTTTATCGCATCTTCAATGGTGACAATCTGCCGCCAGATCCCATCACCGCCCAGCCTGCCGTTTTTTAACGCCTTGTGGCTGATGTCAATTTCTACCCGCTCGGCTTTGCGCCTGGACTTGTTGAACAGGTCGCCCGTCCAGAACTGATAGGCTTCATGCTCTTCACTGGATGGCGTGGAAAAGTAGGTACGGCGCAGCCCCTCATGGGTTGCCATGCCTGCGGCAACTTTACGCAAATTGAGGAAGTTGCTGATCCAGAAGGCCTCATCCAGATACAGATCGCCGGTATAACTCTGTGCTGTTGCCGCAGACGTGCCGAGAAAGTAGAACGTTGCGCCGTTGCTCAAGGTAATGGCGTCGCCGCCTTTCAGCTCAACGCCAACCTGTGCCGCCAGCAACTGGATGAACTTTTTAAACTGGAACGCCTGGGCGCGGCTGGCGGATAAAAATATCTGGTTGTTGCCAGTTTCCAGCGCCCGGAGCAGCGCCTCGCGGGCAAAGTACCAAGTAGCACCAATCTGGCGCGATTTGAGGATGAAGCGGTTGCGGCGTTCGCGCTGTTTGTACCAGCGTTTTTGATGCTCGTAGAGCGAATCCAGCACCAGGGTGCGAAGCTGTGCGATCTGCTCTTCCGCAAAGTGGTTTTTCTGCTTCTTATCGCGGCCTTTCTCTTCACCCCGGCGCTCTTCGCGCTCCATGCGCACTAGTTGACGGGTTAACAGGTCAATGGTTTTGAAGTCATGCGGCGTCAGGTCTGGCTTTTCCGTCAGGCGCAATAGCCGCACCTGCATCCGATCTTGTACGCGCTCCAGTGCCGTGGATTCGTCCCACTTATCACGACGCCGCCAGGAATACAGGGTGTTGCTACTCACGCCGATCGATTTTGCGATCTGCGTGATGCTGTATGCCTGCCAGTACATGACCTTAGCGGCAATCCGTGGTTCATCGTGAGAAGTCTGTTTCATCGTCGCAGAGTACCGCGCCCGCGCGCGCGTCGCCCTGGGTTGTGATTGTCAGGCGGCGGCAACAACGGCAACGCTTTGCGCGAACCGGCCGGGGCGGGAATGATAGGGGCACTGGTTAATATCATTCACTTATTCGGGATTTCGACATGCCAAAGTCAAAATTATTTCGCGTCGCTGTCGAGGGTGCCACCTGTGACGGTCGGACGCTGGAGCGTCAGCATATTGTGCAGATGGCTAAACGCTTCAACCCTACGGTTTACGGTGCTCGCGTCAATCTGGAGCACCTGCGGGGCTACTCTCCAAACAGTGATTTTCGTGCTTATGGCGATGTTATTGCCGTCCAGGCAGAGGAAATCACCGAGGAGCCGCTGAAAGGCAAAATGGGCCTGTATGTGCAGGTTGATGCCACTGACGATCTGGTTGCCATGAAAAAGAGTCGCCAGAAGATTTATCACAGCATTGAAGTGCACCCCTCCTTTGCTGATACCGGCGAAGCCTACTTGATGGGGCTGGCCTGTACCGATAGCCCTGCCAGCCTGGGCACGGAAATGATGCAGTTTTGCGCTAACAATCCGGTTAACCCGTTGGCCTCCCGCAAACATGACCCGGCCTGTTTCTTCACCGCTTCCGTTGAGTCCACGATGGAATTTGAAGACGAACAACCCTCGCAGGATGAAGGCAAAAACTTCTTTGCCCGCGTTAAGGCGTTGCTGGGCGGTACACAGCAGCAACTCAGCCAGCAGAACGGTGAGAACCGCGAGGCTATTGAAGCCATCGCTGAGAGTCAGGGCCAATTGCTGGACAGCACTACGCGACTCTCCGCAGCGGTGAAAGGTAAGGCTGACGCCACCGAGTTGGACAATCTGCGTAAGGACTTCAAAGCGCTGGAAGAAAAACTGAAAGGCCAGGACGCCGAGCAGTACAGCCAGCGTCCGCCCGCTACCGGTGGCGATGGTCAAACAACTCAACATTTGGCTGATTGCTGATAAGGCAACGTCGCATCAGGCACAGGAAAGGAAAATATAATGCGTAATACTACCCGCGATTTGTTTGACAAGTACATCCAGCGACAGGCTGAACTCAATCATATCAGCGCTGCCCACATCACCAAGGCGTACAGCATTGATCCGAGCGTCGAACAGACGCTTGAAGACAAAGTGCAGAACTCTTCTGAGATGCTCAAGAAAATCAATATCTACGGCGTCAATGATCAGACGGGTGATAAAATTGGCCTGGGTGTAAGCGGCCCGGTTTCCAGTACCAACAATTCCACCACAGATCGCCGCCAGCCCACCTCTTTGGCGGTGCTGGATTCGAATAAATACACCTGTAACAAGGTGAACGCCGATACCTTTACGCCGTATACGCAGCTTGATGCCTGGGCAAAATTCCCGGACTTCCAGCAGCGCCTGAGCAATCAGATTATCAAGCGTATTGCACTCGATCGCATCATGATCGGCTTCAACGGTACCAGCTACGCGGAGAAGTCAGACCGCGCCGCCAACCCGTTATTGCAGGACTGCGGTACCGGCTGGCTCCAGCAGTATCGCGCCAATGCGCCGCAGCGCGTCATGAAAAACATCACTGTGACCAGCCGCGACGATACCAACCAGGTGATCGCCAAAGGGGATTACGGTAACTACGATTCGGTGGTTTTCGATGCCGTCAACTCGTTGATGGATGAGTGGTACAAAGATTCGCCCGATCTGGTGGTGATCACCGGGCGTAATCTGACGGTTAGCCGTTCGTTCCCGATTATCAACGCCGTAAGCACCAATAACCCGAACTCCGAGGCGTTGGCCGGGCAGTTGATTGCGTCGCGTAAAACGATCGGCAACCTGCCGTCATTCATCGCGCCGTTCTTCCCTGATGGCAGTATGTTTATTACCTCCTGGGAAAACCTGTCCATCTACTGGCAGGAAGGCTGTCACCGTCGCCGCATCGTTGAAGAGCCGGAATATAACCGCGTCTCAACGTACAGCTCTTCAAATGACGCCTATGTCATTGAGGATTACGGCTTTGGCTGTCTGATCGAAGGCATCACCGCCGCAGAACCAAAACCGGCACCATAAGACGCCGCAGGCCAGCAGTTAGCTGGCCTGCTCAGGGGGCATCAATGTTAACACCAGCACAAAGACACTTTGATCGGGTGATGGCGGAACGCCGCAGCAGTCGCGGGGCATCATCAGCCGAAAAGACGGCTTACGAGCAGGTACTTTTTCGCCTGCGTATGGATAAAGCCGACCTTAGCCGCATCCAGTCGAATGCCGGTAAAGCGAAGCTCAAAAGCGAACGCCTGCCGGATTATCAGCCGTGGATAGATGGCGCACTGGCAGCGGACACCGGCCAGGCGGATGAGGTGATTACCACCGTGATGATCTGGGCAGCGGATGCCGGGGATATCGCGCAGGCGCTGCGGATAGGTCAGTACGTGCTACGGCATAAAATCCCGATGCCAGACCAATACAAGCGCACCACCGCCACGGTACTGGTTGAAGAAATCTGTGATCCCATCCTTGCCGCTTTCAAAGCGAACCCGGCAAAGGTCACGGTAAGCATGGATAACCTTAACGCGCTAAACGGCATCACTCTTCATGAGGATATGCCCGATCAGGTCAGGGCAAAACTGCTTAAAGCCATGGGGTACACCGTGCGCATTAATCAGGATGTTGAGTCCCAACAACTTGCCAGAGCGCACTTGCAGGATGCTATCAGGCTCAATGCAAAAATTGGCGTTGCGCGTGATATCGAACTGCTGGATCGCAACATCAAAAAACTGACCTTAGCCAATGGCGGTGAGGGTGAAGCGCCACCGGCCCAGCCGGAGGCGAAGCCAGAAGCCAAAAAGCCAACGCCTTCGACCGCACCGCGCACCGCCGCCGCTAAGAAACCAAAAGGCAACCCGGCAAAACCGGTAGCTAAGAACAGGGCACCGCGCCAGCGCGCGACGCCATAACGAACGTGCCCCCGCGCACCAGGCGGCACGGTGTGACGTAGCAAGGCTTTGCCTCCACTGCGTCACGCCGTCCACCGCCTGTCTTCTGGAGATACCTGTATGAGCCTGGTCGCCACTGAACCGGTAAGACCGCCATCAGAACCCGCGCCTGATGATGGCGGCGCGAAAGTTGAGAGCCTGCCATTTTGGCCGGTGATTGTGCTGGCAAACCTGCGCCGGGCAATGCGGCTAGATGGGCAGGTGACGACTGACCGGCTTATGTCGCGCACCATTGAAGCCGTGGCCCACGTCAACGATCAGCTTTTTCTGTGGCGTCAGGTACAGCTTGATGCCGGTTATCAGTCATTGGCGGAAATCCCCGCTGATCCGGTGAATGGCGAGTCAATAAAGGTCTGGCGCTATAAAAACGCCGTTTGGTCACTCACCAAAGCCCTGCTGATAGAGGGGTATCGCGATATTGATACCACCAGTAAAGGGGAAGACCACGCCCAGGCGTTGAGCACCCAGATAGATACACTCTGGCGTGACGTGCGCTGGTCAATTCGCGATATCCAGAATGAAGATCGCGGCCTTGCGGAGTTGTGCTGATGAACGTGCAGGCGCAACAGGATGACACTGTTGATGAGCTTTGCTGGCGCTATTACGGCAGGACGGCGGGAGTGACCGAAGCCGTACATGAAGCGAATCCGGGCCTGTGTGACAGCGGCCCGTTACTGAGTGCCGGGCAAGTCGTTTACCTCCCGGAGTTACCACCACCCGCCCAGCGGGAAACCGTACAGCTTTGGGATTAGAGAGGTTGCCATGAGCGACGTGCCTACGGGAATGCTGGAACAAACAATGAAATGGATCGCTACTTATCTGCCGACGCTCTACGCGGCTGGCGCAGCGCTGAGCATATCGGCGCTTATGAGCCTGTATGACGGCCAGTCACTGCTGAAAACCGCCACCGGTTCATTGGTCTGTGGGATCGTCACGCTGGCGGTGGCCGGTTCGCTGGAATACCTGGGCTTACCGTCCAATGCTGTCACCTTCATTGGTGCATCAATTGGCTTTATGGGGGCGGACAAGGTACGCAGCAAAGTCACCGGCTTTATTGAAACCCGTATCGGGGGAGCGAAAGGAAATGAGTGAATTTAAATTCAGTCAGAGAAGTGGAAATAACCTTAAAGGTGTTAACGCTGACCTTGTGAAAGTTGTCCGCCGTGCCCTTCATCTGTCTGCTGTTGATTTTGGTATCACCGAAGGGCTGCGCTCTGTAGAGCGACAAAAACAGCTTGTTGCCGAGGGGAAAAGCCAGACGATGAACAGCAGGCATATTTCAGGCCATGCGGTTGATGTGTTTGCGTATCCCACTCCGGCAGGCTCATGGGACTGGAAATATTATCAACAGATTTCCGAAGCCTTCAAACAGGCGGGCAAAGAGCTGAATATTCCCGTTGAGTGGGGCGGCGACTGGAAAACCCTGAAAGACGGCCCGCACTTCCAGCTACCTTATGCGGCTTATCCTGCATGATTCTGGGCTGGCTCAAGCGACACTGGCGCGGCCTTCTGGTTACGCTAATTCTGGGTAGTGCCTTCCTTTCTGGTTCGTGGTTTGGTGCCCGCCAGGCTAATACGACCTGGGCGCTGAAATGGAAACAGCGGGATGCTGACGACGCTACCGCGCTGGCAAAGCGGCAGGCTCGCGCCCGCGCCGAAGAGCAGCGCCGACAAGGTGAAATTGATGCGATTGAGAAAAGGGCAGAGGGGCAGATTGCTGAGGCAGTCGCTGATGCTGACCGCGCCCGCGCTGTTGCTGATGGGCTGCACGGTGAAGCCGCCAAGCTCGCCGCCAGACTGGCAGCAAGTGAACGCGCCCGCCGTGCCGCAACTGCCAGCGGAAGCGCGACAGGAACCACTGGCAGCGAGCTGCTTGCCGAGTTGTTCCGCCGCGCTGACCAGCGAGCGGGAGAACTGGCGGCAATTGCTGATCAGGCAAGGATCCGAGGGCTGACTTGCGAAGCCGCTTATAATTCAATTGGTAAGGAAAAATGATGGAAAAGAAAATGCAATATGCGGCTGAACCGCAGAAGTTTGAGTTTAGCCTCTCACAACTGGTGAATATTCGCGTTAGTGATGAATGGGGCGAGGTTCAGGCTCGCGCCCAATATGCTAATGGAGAGAATCAGTATCTGATCCACTACCAGGCAGCGGATAAGTGCGCCCGTACTGAGTGGTTTACTCAATCGGTGTTGGATGCTGTGGAAGATGAGCGACACCCTGGGTGCCCGGTATTTGGTGTCGTCGACTTACCGAAAGGTGCCGTTGTCGAAGAATAAACATTCCAGCAGGTATCTGTGGATGCCTGCGTTAATGCTATTTCGTGAGGCTGTAACATGCTTAAACCTGACCTGCTGCGCCAACATATCAGCCAGGCGGTGCCGTGGTTGCGTGATAATCCTGACAATCTGGCGGTGTACGTTCAGAAGGGGCGCATGGTCAGCACCGGGCAGCGCTCTGCCTCGTTTGAATACGAATACACCATTGAAGTGCTGGCAATGGATTACCCGGAGCCGCTGGATTCCCTCAGCCTGCCCATTTTGGCGTGGGCGCGTTTGTATCAGCCGGAACTGTTATTCAACCCTGACCGCGCCCGCGACGGCATTACCTTTGAAGCGGATATCCTGAGTAACTCCACCATGGACGTGCTTATCAAGATCCAGGCCAGTGAGGCGGTAGTGGTTAAAGTTGAAGACGGTAAGCCGGTCATTTCTCACCGTGCTGATCCTATGCCGGGGCCGGAGTTGGGTGCTTGGTCGCTGGTCTTCACCGATCAGGTGAGCGGCGAAGCGTGGACGGACTAAATGAACGTTGATCCGCTGTTTCACGTCCTTGATGAGTATCTTGCCACTGTGGCGGCGCAGCTTGCACCGGGTCAGCGCCGTAAGCTCACGCGTGAGGTGGCTATTGGCCTGCGTAAGCGTCAGCAGCAGCGTATCAACAGCCAGAAGAATCCCAGCGGTGAGAGCTATGCCGCGCGCCGCCGTAAAACTCTCCGCAGCCAGGGCGGTGTAAAATTCCTTTGGAATGATGAAACGCGCGAGCTGAGTAACTGGCGAACCACCGGGCGGGGCGAGCAGCGCGCCATCACCGGTTACGATGTTGAAAAGGGCGGGGTGCGCACTTTTTACAAGCGTGACATTCAGCGCTACATTGAGATCCATCTCAACCAGACCAAGCGCACCACCACCCGCAAAGAAAAGATGTTCCGCCGCCTGCGCACCGCCCGTTTTCTCAAAGCCTACGGTACCGCCAGCGCCGCCGTTGTTGGTTACAAAGGTCATACAGCGGAGATCGCCAGCGTTCACCAATATGGTGAGGTTGATACCGTGGCCCCAGGTGCCCGCGCGCGCTACCCGGTACGTGAACTGCTGGGGATGACGGAAAGCGATCTTGATTGGCTGGCGGACGCCGTTGTTAATTCTCTGCAACCCTGAACCTTTCCTGCAGCACGGTTAAAAGTGACGGTGCTCGATACGTATGGCCGCCACTGTCATAAGTGCCAATGCCTGCCGGTATCACTCTCCATTGTGACCAACCCCTGACAACTGCCGCGCGTTGCTTGCGCGCGCGTGGATCATGAAACTGGCTGTAAATTTACTGACGCAGCCAGCTTATGAACCTGAATGAACTCTATCGCCTGATCTGTAACCTCGTCCGCATTGGTACGGTGACGGATGTTGATCTTGCTGCTGAGCCGCCAGTTGCGCGAGTCTCAACGGGGGAAAACACAACCGACTGGATCCGCTGGGCGGCAATGCGCGCCGGAACGGCTGTTACATGGTGGGCACCAACGCCAGGCGAACAGGTGTTACTTTTTGCCCCCTGTGGTGATCTGGAAAATGCCGTCATCATGGGCAGTTTGTACAGTGACAGCGCCAAGCCGCCAGACCATGGCGAAACATCCAGTGTGACAAAGCACCCTGACGGCGCGCTAGTCTCCTACGACCCGGAAACCGGCGCTTTGGCCGCTACCGGGGTAAAAAGTGCAACCGTTGAAGCATCTGAGTCCATCGCAGCGACTGCGCCAGAAATAACCTGTACGGCAACAGCTTCAATCACCCTTGATACGCCGGAAGTGATCTGCACTAAAAAACTTTCTTGCGCCACGTTTGAGATGAAACAAGGCGGCAAGATGACCGGCAACGTTGAGCATAGCGGTGGCACATTCAAATCAAACGGGGTGCAGGTTGATGACCACGGTCATGGTGGTGTTGAACGTGGCGGCGGTTGGACGGATGGCACTAAATGACCAGTGCAAGATACAGCGGTATGAATGCCGAGACCGGCAAAGTGCTTACCGATAACAAGCATATTACTCAGTCCATCAGTGACATTTTATTAACGCCGGTGGGTTCGCGCGTCATGCGCCGCGCTTATGGTTCGCAGCTCAATAACCTGATTGATCAGCCAGGTAATGCTGTAACGCGTCTTCGCATTATGTCCGCGATATACAGCGCGCTGTTCCTCTGGGAGCCGCGGATCTCGCTGACCAATATCGAGCTGACGGAAACCGGCACGGGGAAGATGGTTGCCACCATCAAAGCCAGCCGTACCGATACACAATCACTTTTTACCGCAGATGTAACGATCGGCAGGCAGGTGCAGGCATGAGCGGAACCATTGACCTTTCTCAACTGCCGCCACCGGTGGTGGTTGAGCCGTTGGACTTTGAAACGCTGTTTAACGAGCGGAAAGCGGCGTTCATTGCCCTTTATCCAGAGGATGAGCAGGAAGCCATTGCCCGCACCCTTTCACTGGAATCTGAGCCGATCACCCTGCTGCTGGAAGAAAACTGCTACCGCGAGTTACTGCTACGCCAGCGCGTGAACGAAGCGGCGCGGGCGGTGATGGTAGCCTATTCCGTGGGCAGTGATTTGGATCAATTGGCGGCAAACTTCAATGTGGAACGCCTGACCATCACGCCGGAAGATACCAGCGTTGTACCCCCTGCTCCCGCCGTGATGGAGTCTGATGCCGATCTGCGTGTTCGCACCCCGCAGGCATTTGAAGGGCTGAGCGTCGCCGGGCCAACGGCAGCCTATGAGTTTTTTGGCCTGTCTGCGGATGGGCGCGTTGCTGACGTTTCTGCCGTCAGCCCAACGCCTGCTTGCGTCACTGTTTCCGTGCTTTCCCGCGAAGGGGACGGCACCGCCAGCCAGGCGCTGATCGATATTGTTGCCAGCGCGCTGAATGGCGAAGAGGTGCGCCCGGTTGCCGACCGCGTGACAGTGCAGGCGGCGGAGATCGTACCCTATGCGATTGACGCCACGCTGTATATTTATCCGGGGCCAGAGTCTGAGCCGGTGCGGCAGGCATCTGAACAGAAATTACAGGCGTACATTGCCGATCAGCGTCGTCTGGGACGTGATATCCGTTTGTCTGCCATTTATGCCGCGCTGCATGTTGAAGGGGTGCAGAGGGTGGAATTGGCGCAGCCTGTGGCGGATATCGTGCTTAATGATACGCAGGCTTCTCACTGCACCGGCTACACCATAACGGTGGGGGGCTACGATGAGTAAAACCCTTCTGCCGCCGAGTGCTTCACGTCTTGAACGTATCGCCGCCCGCGTCTGCGCAACACTTGGCGAAGTGCGGGTACCTCTGCGCCAGCTCTGGGATCCGACCACCTGCCCGGTTGATCTGCTGCCCTACCTGGCGTGGGCGTTCTCTGTCGATCGCTGGGATGAGAATTGGCCCCAGGCGACGAAGCGTAAGGCGATAGAGGATGCGTTTTATTTGCACAAGCACAAAGGTACCACTGGAGCCATGAGGCGTGTGGTGGAGCCGTTCGGCTATTTCATCCGGGTTAATGAGTGGTGGAACATCGACACCGCTCCCGGCACGTTCACGCTGGATATTGGCGTTGAAGATGAAGGGATCAGCGAAGAAACCTACCAGGAACTTGAGCGGCTGATTGCCGATGTTAAGCCGTGTAGCCGTCACATGCTGGGCATGAGCCTGCACTTACAGACTACCGGTCCTTTTTATGTTGGTGCGTCCACTTACCTGGGCGACACGCTAACCGTGTACCCCTACTTCCCTGAAACCATCGCTGTGGGCGGTGCGGAATATGTGGGCAGTGCGATTCATTTGATAGATACCGTGGAGATCACAACAAGTGGCAACTAAATATTATGCCCTGCTGACCAATATCGGGGCCGCAAAGCTGGCAAACGCCACGGCATTAGGTGAGCAGGTTGAAATCACTCAGATGGCGGTAGGCGATGGCAACGGCGCACTGCCGACACCCAACCCCGCGCAAACGGCATTAGTGCATGAGCTGCGCCGGGCACCGCTTAACACACTGACCATTGACCCCGTGAACACCAACCAGATTATTACTGAACAGGTGATCCCGGAAGACGTGGGCGGGTGGTGGATCCGTGAGATTGGTCTGTTTGACAGCGCGGGCGATTTAATTGCTATCGCCAACTGTGCAGAAACCTACAAGCCACTGTTGCAGGAAGGCAGCGGGCGGGTGCAGGTGATCCGCGTCATTCTGATTGTTAGCAGCACCCAGGCGATAACGCTCAAGATTGATCCGTCCGTGGTACTGGCAACCCGCCAGTATGTTGATGATGCGATCATTGAAGTGAAAACCTACGTCGATGAGGCGATTAAAGAACACGCCGAGTCACGCAACCACCCGAATGCCACGCTGAAAGAAAAAGGTTTTGTGCAGTTGAGCAATGACGCCAATAGCACCAGTGAAACGCTGGCGGCTACGCCGAAAGCGGTGAAAGCCGTCAGTGACGCAGCATTAAAAATCACTAATAACCTCTCAGACCTGAAAAACAAGAGTGATGCGCGTGGTGCTTTAGAACTGGGAACGGCGGCGACTAAGAATGTGGGTGTCGCTGGCGGTAATGTCATGCAGGTGGGGGCTTTTGGCTTAGGGGGCGGGTCGAACCATAAAGTTGATGCCTATAACAACGTTGGCGAAATTTACCGCGTTAATAATACCTCAGCAAACGCCCCTACAACGGGCGTTGCGGGTGTAATCAGTTTGCCTTGTGATGGTGGCCCTTCGACAGCCTACGCTGCTGTCAGCAATGCCGGTGCTGCGTGGGTGGGGAGTTCGAATATCCAGGCAAACGGTATTAAATGGAATCGCGTCTATACCGATGCGTACAAACCCACCGCGACTGATGTTGGTGCGATAACAAGAGCGGATGCCCCTATTGGTATTCCTCAACCCTGGCCGACAGCCACAGCACCCACCGGCTGGCTTAAGTGCAATGGCGCAACTTTTGATAAGGCTAAATACCCCTTGTTGGCGGTTGCTTATCCCGATGGCAAGTTGCCTGATCTGCGCGGCGAGTTTATTCGCGGCTGGGATGATGGGAAAAGGGTCGATGTCGGTCGCCAATTACTGAGCTGGCAAGCAGGGACTCTCGTTGGGGGCAAAGATGATAATACGGATGGGGGCGATATTTCCTATCTGGCCAATGGATCTTCTATCAATTACGGCAGTGATGCAGTTAACGCAGCAGACTATCCCGGCATCGTTGCGCGGTATGCTTCTACAGGGGTTCAGATAAACCCGGCCACCCCGACTTATAATTTTTTCAGTGTTACACGCCCCCGCAATATTGCCTTTAACTACATCGTGAGAGCAGCATAATGAGTAAATACAGTACCGAATTACCTACCGCAGTACTGAATGATCAAGGTTTGGCTGTTGAGGCTGGTTGGCTGAACGTTTACAGCATTGAACCAGAGCAGCGTGAATATCAACAGGCATCAATGGAATATTTACCCGAAGGGGTTGGCCTGCCTGCGTTGAGCTTCGCAGATAAGCCGGCATTACCCAAGGCCAGTTTTGCGTTGGTACGCAGTGTCGACGGTACCCAATGGGAAAGTTTGCCGGATTTTCGCGGTGAGGTGGTATACAACACCGCTACCGGTGTCCCGCAAACGGTCACGGCCATTGGTGTGCTACCGCAAGGTGTTACTTTGCTGGAGCCGTTGACGCCTTTCGACAAATGGGATGGTGAACAATGGGTAACGGATACCGACGCGCAGCACCAGGCTGCTGTAAATGTGGCTCAGCAAGAACTGGCAGCGCGCCAGCAGGAAGCTGCAAATGCCATCGCACCGCTGGAGAAAGCTGTCAAGCTGGGTATGGCAACGGAAGAAGAGAAGGCAAGGCTTACCGCGTGGGAAACGTATAGCGTGTTGCTTAGCCGGGTGGATATTTCCACAGCGCCAGATATTAACTGGCCGGAAAAGCCGGAGGCCTGATAGCTGCCAGGCAGCACCGTCATAAATGATCGGGCTGCAGCACGGTTAAAAATGACGGTGCTCGATGCACATCGGCCAACACTGCCGGAAATGATAGTGTTGGCCGGAACGTCCAAGGCTAGAAATTTACCCCCGCTTTGACCATAGACAGCACATCGTCATTGGTGATTTCCGCCAGCTTTTCCCGTATATCCTCGCTGACCTTTTTCAGGCTGAGGGTAAAATCAATTTTCCGCGCTTTACCATCTTGAAAAAACTCAGTGCGATTCTGGGTTAAACCGTCGATCACATACATGCCGTAAATCTTGCCGGTGCCCTCAATCAGGGGCCAGGCTCTGCCGGTATACGCCATCGTTTCCAGCGTGGTTAGCGACACGTCGCCGCCGCTGATTTCCGGGTATAACGTACCGGAGAGCGTGATCGGCTCTTCGTCCGGGCCGATGTACTGATAGCGCGGGGACTTCCCTACGCGATCGTTTTTGACATGCCGCCATGTGTTGGCCTGGTTCGCTGTTTGGTAAGGCGTGGTTTGCAGCGCAAACGGGAACATGCCAAGGATCATCATCATACTGGTACCCTTATTCGTGATCGGTCAGTTGCGAGCGCTTGCGCCGTGCAGTCTGCTGCTGGGCAAGGGTGAACTCTTCGCGGATGCGCTGGACAAGCTTTTGTTCATCCAATTTGCCCGCGTCGGTGATATTGATCTCAAAGTTGAACATGTCACCGCCAGGCATCAGCGCCGCCACGGATGCCGCAGACGGAACCGCAGATACCGGCGAACGGGCAGCAGGCTGCTGGACGCTGTACGGAAGCACAGAAGAAACCAGCGCACCCGCCTGCTGCTGCATCCATGCCGTGAGTGATGGTACCTGACGCTTTGCCTGTTGCACCGGCTCGGCGTATCCCCCACGGATCGGAATGTACGGCTGCTTATTCTTGAAGACGATTTCGCCGGGGCCGTCCTTCTTCTCTGCCGTGTTGCTGGCGATTTTATCCAGGCTACCGCTCATCTTCGGTGCGATATTGGCAGGGCCTTTCAGAGAGCCAAGAAGACTTTCCTGTTTTTTCTGTTGGTCAATGGCTTGTTGTTGCTTTTCATCGGTTTTCTTTTGCTGGTCATTCTTTGGCGACCAGTTCCAGCCCTTTTTAACCATTTTCTTTTGCTGCGGATCCCACTCCCATACTACGGGATCTTTATGCATGCTTTCCGCAGCTTGCTGCGCCGCTTTGGTTGCGTCGGGTATGGCCCCGAGTTTTTCTAGCACCCAGCCTATTCCACGGGCTATCCCCTCAATGATTGGCGTAAGTGCTGACAGCGCGCTACCAACCACTTTACCAAACGTTTCCCCGGCACTGGTGCAGGAAGCAAGCGCTTCGCTGGAGAACTTGATCGGTTCAAACAGCTTTGTAAACCACTCCCAGACACTGCCGATAGCATTACCGATAGAATCAAATATTGGCGACAAAGGTGCGAAGGCTGTACTGAATGCTGTAGTTAATGGCTGTAGACCGCTCATTAGCCCGGTATAGAAACCAGTAAAAAAGGCTTTTATTGGTTCCCAAAATTTAATAACGGCGATTGCAGCAGCGGCTAAAGCCATTACCAATATTCCAACAGGGCTAAGAAGTAATGATAATCCTCCGCCCAACGCCATCATTACGGTACGACCAACATTTAGTAGCGTGCCGAAGCCGGACGTTGCCAGAGCCTTAAGCCCATTACCAAGCCAGGCAATCGCCGTCATGGGTTTAGTGAAAAGGGTAAAAAGTCCTTGGCCGGTTGCAACCGCACCGCGTGAAAGCGCCGCCAGTGACGTATTGAGTCCGCCAAGAGCCTGCTTACTAAATTGGCTAATAGCGGATGTAGCGGATCGGAATAGCGCGGGCCAGTCTTTGATACTTCGGCCAACGCCGGAAAACGAAGGGATAAGCCCACGTAACGCACCTGATAACTTGCCAAAAGACCCTATGAGTGGTGTTACACCACCTGAACCAGCAAGCGCGGTAAAGCTGAGGCGTACAAGCGCCATCGGGCCAAGAACTGCACCGATGGACAACATCAGGACACCAACGACGGTCAGCAGGGCATCAATAGCGGCAGTGACTTTCATGATTGAGCCAACCAGCACCGGGTTGGCCTCGACCCAGCGGCGAACGCTGCCAACTACCTTACTGGTGGTCAGCATGATATCCATCAGCGGATCGCGTAGCGTTTCACCTGCTGAACTAAACGCGTTAGCCGCGCCGGTTTTGGTCATTTGCCACTGTGCAGACAGGGAGCTTTTATTGATATCAGATTCCCGCTGCATTGAACCTTTTGCGGCAGCACCCTGTGTCAGCTCTATCTGTCGGCGTAGTTCGGGGAGGTTATTCGCAAGCTTCTGCGCATCGTCACCGAATTCCTTACCGAAAATCTGGGTAAGGTTGGCGACTTGTTTATCTGGGGCGAGGTTTTTAGAGGCTTCCAGTACTGAAATAATCGTGCCCATGGCATCCATTGACATGCTTTTCTGGACTTTTTCAGCACTGAGGCCGAGGGCGTCTAGCCCCTCCATAAAGTTCTTGCCCTGAACAGTGGCGATCGAGAGTTCGCGCACCATTGCATTGGTGGCACTGGCGGCAACTTCGGCAGGTGTGCCAAGGGTAAGAAAAGTGGAACCCAGCGCGGCGGCTTGCTTGTAGTCCAGTTGGCTGGCAAGTCCGCCCACGCGCTGGAGTACGTCGATAATATCAGCGCCTTTAGATTTAGCGTTGTCATCCAGGTAGTTAATTGCATCGCCTAGCTGCTCAATATTCTTGGTCGGGATCTTATACAACCCAGCGATTTTACCGAGACTTTCAGACAATTGATCGGCAGGTAGTTCAAACGCAACAGAAGCTTTTGCCGCCATGCTGGCGAAAGATAAAAGGTCAGTTTTCTGCTTTGCCCAAGGATCGTTACTGTCAGTAACGCCCATACGTGCGCCACCTTCTACTAACGCGGCGAAGTCTACAGCGCCGTTTGCCATTGGCAGCTTTTCGCTGGCGTCCATGATTGCCCGCTGCATTTCTTCATACTGCGGGGTGCGGTTGCCTCCGTCATCGCGTAAGCCGTTCACCTGCTTGGCAACGCCCTTCATGGCGTCTTCCAGGCTGCTGTAGGATTTAACAGCAGCGGCGACGGGGGCTAATGTTGCTGCACCCACAGCGGCAGTTTTCATACCGCCGCTCATCATTTTTTCGCCGGTTTCTTTGGTGCGACTGTAGCGGGCCTGCGCCTGGTTTACGGCGTTAAGCCGCCTTTGCTGCTCAGTTAACTGGCGATTGTACTGCGCGGTGCGCTGGCTGATTTGCTCCGTTGCTCGGCTGCTGCTGCTGATTGCAATACCTTGGCGGTAGAAGCTGGTACGCAACTGGTTGAGCTGTGTCTGTTCAGTTTTCTGCTGTGCGGTTAGGTTACGGATCGCCGCCCGTTGTTGGTTAAGAGCGGTAACTTGTTCCGTGCTGCGCTGGCGCAATGGGCCGAAAGCCGCCGCCATTTCACGCGCCTGTGTCTTGGCCTGGGAAAGTTGATCGGTGGTTTTCTTATTGGCTGCGGTCAGCCGGTCGAAGCTGGAAGCCTGACGCTCAAGCCCCTTGATGTTGCTTTGCGTCTGTTTGATTTGAGATGCCAGCGCGGCGGCACTCTGGCGCGCCGCGTTGACAGGTTGGGACATATTATTAAGGGCGCTGAACGCCACCTTAATATTTAAATTGCGGTCTGCCATTTAATGATCTCCGCCACTGCGTGCAGCGGCTTGATCACGCCATAACAGAAGTTCTTCTACCGTCATGGCGTCCATCTCCGCTGGTCGCCAGTGGAAAATGACGGCGATATCCGCCATTAAGTTTTCTATGCGCTGGCAGGGGCATTTAATGACGCATTGCCCGTATCCGTCTCGTTCAGATCCGAAGGTGGCTGCAAAAAATCAACCACCGCGTTGGCGAGCTGGCAGAAGTCCCATGTATCCATACGGGCGATTTCATCAGCGGTCAGCGCTGGAGCGGTGACGCGCGGCAGCAGGACAACCAGCGCATCATAGTTAGACGTCAGCACGTCATAGACTTTTAAGCCACGCAGGGATCCGGCCTGTTTTAACACTGGCGTGATCGTGACTTCGGTGATCTCTGTCTTGCCGCGAACGATTGGCGTATTAAGTTGGACGCCTTCTTTTTGGTTGCTTTGGTCATGGTATGTTAATTCCTTATAAGCCAATGTTAGCGCGGTGTTTTTCCATCATGTCAACGCCGCCAACTTTGTAGATCATATTGAGCACATCAACTTCAATGATTTCTTCGCTGTTGATGGTCAGCTTGTAATAGGTATTTTTCAGGGTGTACTTATGGGAAGTATCATCCCCGGTTTTTGACGTGCCGGGATCCATCTCTGTGAAGCGCCCGCGCGTCTGGATTTCAACGGGTACCGCTTCGCCGGTAGAATCATCTTGGTACGACCCGGCATAGCGCGTTTGCATACCATCAGCGGTGGCGATGCCCCATTTTTTCAGCAACCCCGCATCCATGCCGCCAAGGGTGATATCCATATCCAGCGCCCCGGCATCAAAGCCGAGATCGACCGCGACAGAACCAGGCATACCACCGGCCTGATAATCCTCTGTCTTGCGGGTTAACTTCGCCGGAGTGATTTCCGGCACCATGCCGAAATAGTTATCCCCGTCAAAGAACATGTTGAAGTATTTAAGTTTTTTGGCAGAGCCATACGCGCCCCCGGTTAGTTATTCACTGCGCTGGAAAACGTAGCGAAGTATTCATCAGTGAACTCCTGCACCAGGCTGAGATTTTCCAGCGGCGGAACAGGCGTGTAGTTGTATTTGATGGTGAGCTGCCCGTTGCGCAGGGTTTCGCTGGTATTCGGCTCAGGGTCGTACCAGCAACGCGCGCCCAGCAGCTTGCCAGCCGTCACATATGACGTCAGTTTCTTGTTGATGCCGTCCACAATGTCTTTAACCAGTGACGGTGTAAGCGGCTTGTCAACGTAGAAGAAATGGGCTTCTGCGACGGTATCCGCCACAATTTGCGCGGTACGGGTATAGCTCTCAAAGATGTAGGTTTCTGCGTCGCAGGTACGAGATCCCCAAATGCGATAGCCGTCCTGTTTGATCAGGGTGGTGACGCCTGCCGCGTTCAGCTCGTCCGCGTCGGTATCGGTGCCCTGTAGGGTGTAATAGATATCGCGATCCATTCCCAGCACGTTATTTACCGGCACGTTGGAAATGGTTTTGTGCCAGCCCTGCGTGGCGTCGATTTTGGCGCGCATTCCTACCGCATGAGCACCCACCGGCACGGTGGCATTTGCTCCCGCGTTGGTGTCGTAGCAGATGAAATTAGGCCAGATAACCATCATTTCACGCTGGGCAAACTGCTCCCGGTAATCCTTTGCCTCTGCAATGGTGTTACAGCCGTTCGCAGACACGTAAGCAAAGGCGCGCAGTTTTTCCGCGATCACGCCAAGTTGTGCCGCTACTGGCTGAGTATCAAGGCCAGGGACGGCCAGCACTCGCGGACGTACACCAACGCGCATTTCTGCTGACAGCAGCGCATACAGGCCGGTAAAGCGTCCGGTGTCGTCGGTGCCGCCGATCACCAGTTGATCCTGTGTTATTGCTGCTTTCCCTTCAACGGGTGGGATTTTGCTTGCGTCAGCAACGCGGATCACGATGGTTTGCGGGCTGGTCTGGTCTGAAATAGCTTTCAGAGTGGTAAACAGGGTGCCGGTTTTGCCTGCCTTACCCAGCACAGTAGCCACGCGGGTAATGAGTACAGGGGTATCCAGCGGGAAGGCGTCTTTGTCTGCATCGTCAGCGATACAAACGACGCCGATCACCGCTGAATCAATATCGGTGATCATCGTGCTCAGATCGGTGGTTTCCTTGACGGTTACACCGTGATGGTAATTTGTGGCCATGTAGTTGCCTCGCCAGTCAGTGATTGCCACTTATCATTGCGACAATTGCCAGCCGGTGCGAGAGGTGAGCGTTGTCAGCAGACCGCAACAACAGTCCCGCGTTGTCTGTACGCGCGCGCGTGGCGACGATGGTACCTTCACCAATGAGGGAACCAATAAGATGTTGGATGATGATGCGCGATACTCTCCCCGCCCGGCGTTCAGTATTCAAATAGAAGGCAAGCAGCTCACCGCGCTGGATGAGCGCTTGATCTCGTTGTCACTCACGGACAACCGGGGCTTTGAGGCGGATACGTTGGATCTGACGCTGGACGATTCAGACGGGCAGATCGTTATGCCATCGCGCGGCGCTAAGATTTCCGTTTCACTGGGCTGGGATAACGACCCGCTGATATTCAAAGGGCTGTATACCGTTGATGAGGTTGCACACCGTGGCCCGCCTGATCAGCTCACCATAAGCGCCCGTAGTGCGGACTTTCGCGACACGTTTAACGTGAAGCGTGAATATTCCTGGCACGATATAACCGTGGGTGATGTGGTTGCCAGTATCGCCAGCCGGTACGATCTGCGCGCCGGTGTCAGCGAGGAACTGGCGAAGATTGAGATCGACCATGCCGATCAGACCAGCGAATCAGATATCAGCTTTCTCACCCGAATGGCGGATATGCTGGGTGCAGTTGCCACCGTCAAAAACGGTATGTTGCTGTTTATCACGCCAGGGCAGGGAATAACCCAAAGCGGTAAGCCATTACCTGCGATCAGCATAGTGCGCGCCAGCGGCGATAAGCACAGTTTTAGCATTGCAGACCGTGACGCTTATACCGGCGTTACTGCCTATTGGCTGGATCTCAACTTCGGGAAGAAGCCTGCCACCACGGTGAAGACAACCAGCCGCAGACGCCGCAGAACAAACCCGCCGAAAAAAACCAAAGAACCCGCCTCAAGCAGCAAGGAAGGGGATTACATGGCCGGTGCGGACGGTAACGTATTTGTGATCCGCAAGACGTTCAAAACGGAAAAGGCTGCGAAGCGGGCTGCGGCGGCGAAGTGGAGCCAGTTACAGCGGGGCGCGGCGTCATTCGCCATTACCCTGGCGCGGGGCCGCGCAGACTTGTACCCAGAGCAACCGGCAAGCGTATTGGGTTTTAAGTCCACGATTGATAACGGATACTGGACGATCACCCGTTGTGTCCATGATATCGGCGGCGGTGGTTTTACCACCTCGCTGGAACTGGAAGTTAAGATTGACGAGTGGACGGCGGAGGCGGGTGACGAATCAACGGGTTAAGCGTTATACTTGACGTGATATTAACCAGTCCAGAGGAGGCCCGCGTATGGCAATGCGCTGTCCTCGCTGCCGTGCAGTCGCGAAAACTCGTACCAGTGTAGAGTTAAGCGTATTAGTGCGGCGCAGTTATCACCAGTGTCAAAATATGTTGTGCGGCTATTGCTTTACCAGCATGACGGAGATCGACGGAGCATTAAATCAAACTCAGCCCGCACCTGGCGCGCTGGTTCCGCAAGATGTTTTCCCACGAAGTCATCACGGCGAAGATCAGTTATCCCTCACACTTTGAATTACCCCGCCTCTGAGGCGGGTTATTTTATTTATCCAAACAAAATCAACTGATAGGCTTTATAGCGGTTATGTAACCATATTTATGGAGAGTAGGAATATGGCATTAGTAAACTGCCCGGAATGCAGTAAAGAAATTAGTGATTCAGCGTTTAAATGTCCGTCTTGTGGGCATCAGGTAAGGAAGCCGAAACGCTCGTTTTTTGGCAAAGTTGTGAAATGGGTATTTATCCTGTTCAACGTTTTTATGATTTATTGCATTTTTGCCGGGGCCGGTGGCAGTAGTGATGTGATCAATAGCGCGGCCTCAGACGCTGAGCGGGCCGGTGCTGCACTTGGCACGGGGCTGGGAATGATGATGCTGGGTACTATCTGGGTTATTGGCGATATCATTATCGGGATGTTTGTTTTTTTGACTCGCCCAAAAGCATGAAAGGTGTGTGCATGAACAAGATAATAATTGCTATGGCGCTCTCTTTTACGGCTGTGTCTACAGCGTATGCAGCGGCAGAGGCTAAGACTGACTTTGATAAAGATGCTTTACTAAAATGTCAGTCAGAAGCAAAGAGTGATGATCGTTTGGCTTGCTATGATAAGGTTTTGCCACCAAAAACAGTCGAAGACACTAAACCTACGGCAGGTGTTGGAAAATGGCAGGTATCAACACAGTCTTCACCGGTAGACGATTCAGAGAATGTTTTCGTTAGTCTTTCTGCTAATGAGTCTTTCCGTTCTCAATTTGGTGAGTCAGTAACTCCTGATTTGTACATTACTTGCAGAGAGAAGAAAACGGAGTTGTACATCAATTGGGATACATATCTGGGCCTGAATGAAACGCAGATGCTATACCGTTTGGATAAGCAAAAGGCAAAAACGAAAACTTGGAACATTTCCAGCGATACGAAAGCGGTCTTCTATCGTGGGAATGTGATCGAGTTCGTCAAAGCTTTGACTCAGGCGAATGGAATGTACGCTCAAATTACGCCGTACAACGAAAGCCCTGTGAATGTGACGTTTGATTTAACTGGTTTATCTGAGGCGTTAAAACCTCTTCAAAAGGCCTGTGGCTGGAAGTAA